TTAAAACAAACTTTTATGGAAGAATGTCATAAGATTTGTCCAAGTTTAGATGTGTTATCTAACATAGTTGTAGATTTATGCTATAGTTCAAGCAAAAATAAGACTTTTGCATGGGATGTTGCTGGTGAACAACTGTTTAAAAATGTTCTTAAGAACAATAATAATATTATAAGCTTCCCAGTTAAAGATGAAAACGGAGATTTTGAATTCTGCGGTGAGAGATTTTCGCTGCATACAAAAATAATCGGAGGTGAAAATGATGATGATTCTGAATGAAGAAAAGTATGCGAAGGATGTTTTGACAGGCCAAAGAGATGATGTCAAGAGTATCAAACAAAAAATTGACTTAATTGCTAGATATAATTATCATGTATTGCATAAAAATAGTGATGATAGCTACTCTTCTATTATTAAGTGGTTAGAGAAACATCATGATATTTTTAGCGAACACGGTTATTCAAATATTATCTCTGATTGTATTAAGAAGTCTGCAAAGAAGCCATTTTTCAATGTTGAGTCAGTTAAGATAACAAAAAAAGAAATAGAAACTATCACGTCTCAAAAGAATTTAAGATATGAAAAAATATTGTTTGTTCTATTATGTATGGCCAAAGTTCAGAAGGCATCATATGGTTTCGAGAATGGATTAATTTCTTATAATATTACCGAATTGTTTAAGTTGGCAAGAGTGTCTGTTCCGGTTGAGGATAGAGAAAATATATTACATGGATTTTTAAAGCTTGGATTAATAGGATTACCAGTTAAAAATGATACAAAATGCTTATTTGTTAAGTTTATGGATCAAACCGAAGACGATATAGTATTGGAATTAAACGAGCAAGATTGCTGTGAATTGGCATATGCATATCTTAAACACACTGGGCAAAGCAAAATTGTTAGATGTTCTAAGTGCGGAAAGTTAATTAAGAAAAGCACAAAATTTGGCCATATGTGTAAGGGTTGTCAAGATTCTAATGGCGCTATGAAGACGAAATGGTGTATTGATTGCGGAAAAGAATTTCAGATTGATAGTCGTAATACAACAAAATGTAGGTGCGAAGAATGCCAACATATCGTTAACAAAGAAAAAACTAAGCAAAGAGTCCAAAAATATAGAGAAAATAATAAAATGTAACGGTATGTTTTGTAAATTAACAATACAAAATTAATAAAAAAGCTAGTAATACCAACGACTTTTTGACTTTCCAATTTTTTCATTCTAAATTTTCTTATATGGATATATAGAAAACACAAGGTAATTGTTGGTGATAACAATACAAAAGTGATCATACTCAGGTGGCCTACGGGCCCCTGGGTTTTATTTTTATATATTAATAAAATCTTATAAAAAACAATCTAGGAGGAACAAAAAATATGAGCAATTTAACACTTGATACTATACTAGTTGGTGTACCGGGACAGGTTGCAAATATGCAACTGCCAGATCCAGACCTTCGTGACTTTTATAGAGACGAAACTAATAGAGTTTTCTGGATGGATGACAGTATTGATGAAAAAACTTTAGAATTAGTCAAGATGATCGTGCGCTGCAATACAGAAGACAAAGGCAAGAATGTTGAGGAAAGAATGCCTATTAAAGTTATGATTAACTCTTGTGGTGGAGATGTGCAGGTTATGCTGACAATTATCAAGACTATGAAGGTTAGCAAAACTCCTGTGCATACTGTTTGTTTTTCGAGCGCTATGTCTGCCGCAGCAGAAATTCTGGCTGCCGGACATAAGAGATATGCTTTGCCAGGAACTTGCGTAATGGTTCATTCTGGATCTTGTTCATATGGTGGTACCATGGAGCAGGCAGAAAGCTGCAAGAAGTATGTTGATGCACTGACAAAGAGAGCCACAGAAGAATTTGTTGGAAATACTAAGATTGATGCAAAGACTCTAAAGAAAAAGGGTGCGTCTGACTGGTATATGGATGAAAACGAGGCACTAGAGAAAGGTGTTATTGACGCAATTATTACTGACTTGGATGAAATTTTTTAATTGTAGGTGATTTGTTATGGCTGCTAAGAAAGCACAGAAAACCTGTGAATATGGCGACGCACCTAAGACGATTGATGATCGTCCGTTTTATAATTTAACATTGGATGAAGATCAAAAGAAGTTTGTTAATGCCATTCTCAACCCAGATAATACTATTATTTTTGTAAATGCAAAAGCTGGTACTGGCAAGACTACTTTAGCTATGGGCGCTGCTAATATTTTATATGGTCATAATGAATATGACGGCATTGTGTATATTTGTTCTGCATACGGAGAAAAAACTCAAGGTTATCTGCCAGGATCTATTACAGAGAAGAGCGAAGTGTATTTCGAGCCCGCATATCAGGCAATGATTGAGTGCAATATGAATATTAATACTTGTATTAATTCTGACTCAATGGTTAATCAAAAATATGGAGAGGCTTACGTTACGCTTCTAACACATACATTTCTTCGTGGTACAAACTTAAAGAAGAAGGTAATCATTTTAGATGAATGCCAGAACTATACCGTTGCAGATTTAAAAAAGACACTTACGCGTTGCTCTGATGATTGTAAGATAATTTGCATTGGACATGATCTACAATGTGATTTAGAAGATAAATCATCTAGTGGATTTAAAAAATATATTGAACATTTTAAAGGGCACGAACATTGTGAGATTTGTGAACTGACAATTAATCATCGTGGATGGGTAAGCCAATTTGCAGATGAACTTATTGAATAAATTAACAAAACAGGAGGCATAAATTATGGCAAAAGCAGCAATTAATAAGAGTTTTAAATTAAATGCTCAGGGCATTCTGTCTGTAACAGATGACGGCGTAGCCATTGAGAATCCAGATACTGGTGAGCTCATTGATATGCAGGTACTATTGTCTGAGTTTGCAGATAAAGCAGTTAAGTTATCTGTGACTTACGACTATGATTATGGCTCTGATGATGAGTAATTGAAATAAAATTTAAGGAGCAAAACGATGGAAAGAATTATGAAAAAACCCGAACTAATAGAAGAATTATCGGCTAGAACTGGTTTTTATAAGAAAAATATGAAAGATGTCGTGGATGCTCTATCTGATATTATAGAGGAGCATTTTTTAACAGCAGAATTTGGTGCTGATAGTGAATTACACCTAGCACCGGGAGTGTTGTTATGCGGAGAGAGAAAGCCTGAAGGCGAATCTATTGATCCAAGAGATCGGTCTGTAATTATTACGCCGGAAAAGGTTATTCCGTACGCCGTATTCAAACAATCTATTAGGCAGAAATTATATAAGAAAACTAAATACTATAAAAAGAAAAACAAGAAAGGATAAATAATATGGATAATAATTTAAAAAGACTTGAAGGAGAAACGCAAGATCAGTATTTTTATCGTATCTGTAGCATGAAAGAAAGTCTTGGGTTTACATGGCCGCAAATGACTGAGATTTTTAATGCTGAGTTTGGTTGCAATAAGGGTGATACTGCCTACAGAAAGCAGTGGGCTGCATTCAATAAGGTGTTTGAGGCTAATGTGGACAAGCTTGTTGGTGATAATGCGTATACAGTCGAACTTAAAGAACAGCTTGATGAGATCTATAAAGCTAAGCGGCAATTGTGGGATCAGAGACGTGAGTATAATAAAATTCTTGCCAGTGATGCTCGTGCGGAAAATCTGGTCGAGAGGTTAACTGCCGCAGCAGAAATTGTTCCTCTTCAGAATTATTCTGGCATGTTTAATTTTAAAAATAATGCATCGAATGAAGAGGCTATTTTACTACTGTCTGATTGGCATTATGGGCAGGTGTCAAATAATATTTGGAATACATACAATACAACAATTTGCAAAGAGCGTGTGGCAAAGTTATTTAATAAAGTATCTTCTGCTTTGCAGGAACATAATGTTAATACGTTACATGTTGTTTTACTTGGGGATTTTGTTAACGGATCAATTCACACAACTTCCCGTGTTGCTGCGGAGGAAAATACTTGCGAGCAACTAATGCATGTTTCTGAAATTTTAGCTAACTTTATTAATGCGTTATCGGTTTATACTGAAAAGATTAATATTTATTCTACTTATGGTAATCATGCTAGAACTATTCAGAATAAGGAAGACAGCATTCATTCGGATAATTTAGAGAGAGTAATTCCATGGTGGATTAAACAGAGACTGGCATTCAATAATCAAATCAGTGTTATTGATAGTGAATTTTATGAATTTATTTGTTTTAATGTTTGTGGATATAATGTAGTTTGCACCCATGGAGATTTAGACCAGTTCAAACAACTTGGTGTAACCATTAATAGTCTTTTCTCTAAAAAGTATGGTAAGACTATTGATTATACTTTTAGTGGGGACAAACACCATCTTGAGTCTTTTGAACAATTTGGGATTGAATCTGCACTTGTAGGTTCATTATGTGGAACAGATGAATTTGCAAATAATAAGAGACTCTACTCTTATCCTATGCAAACTTTATGTATTTTTACACCGGAAGACGGAAAGTTATGTTCTTATAACATAAAGCTATAAATGGTGTTCCGCCACCATTAAGCGCGGAGCGTTAATGAACCCGACACGCCTCTAGGTGCGACAGCTTCTATGCGTACCACGTCGGGTCTTTTAATTTTAAGGCGCAAGGCCAACTAATTAATAAAATACTTAAACTGAAAGGACAAATGAAATTATGGAAAATACAAAGAAAGCAGCCAAGCTTGTCTTCAATATGGGCGTGGCTAGAGCGCTATTTAAAGCGGGGTGTACTGCTATCGACTGTAAGCCAGATAGAGTAAACCCAGATAAGACCGTTCTTGTCTTTAAGAACGACGAGCATTTTCAAAAGGAATTTGAAAGAATTAATAAGGAAATTGCAGAGGCTAAGTCTGCAGAAGAAGTCCAGTAATGGGCTTTTATTTATAAGATAAGGAAGGAGGTAGAGTAAATGGCAAGAAGTGCAGGAAAGAAAACTACTTCCACAAAGAAAACGGTAGATGATACTAAATATTTGTGTCCATATTGTAATAAAGAAAAAAAGAAGTCGGAATTTTATATGAGTTCAGATCCAATGGTATTAACAGGTATCACTACAATGTGCAAAGAATGCGCAAGAAAGATTGCGATGAAATGGGATGAACGAACAGATACATTTGGAACTTGTACTAAAGCATCAATTCAAGAAGCCCTAATTAGATTAGATAAACCATTTTTAAGTAAGATATGGGATTCTAGTTATTTGGAGTGGGCTGATGACTCCAATAAAAATCGCAAAACAACAATTTGGGATGCATATATTAAAAATATAGGAATGGTCCAATATCGCGGCATGCGTTGGCAAGACAGTGACATTTTTGATGTTTATATTGAGAAAGCTAAAGCTGCAGCAAAAGTTGAACTTGACAAAGAAGATAGATTACCAGATGCATATCTCCCTGAAGTAAACGAAGAATATAAAACTAATCGGAGAGATGTGATTAGAATGACTGGTTATGACCCATTTGCTAATTATCCAATAGAAGAAGACAAGCCTATGTTATATGCACAGGTTGTTAGTTTTATTGATGAGGAAACAAAAAACGATGGAATGAAAATGAATGCAGTAATTCAAATTGTTAAGTCGTTTAATCAGATTAGTAAGATCAATGATGCTATTGATGAACTCTCCTCCGATACAATGAAACTTAATAATAACAACGGTACTATTAAACAGCTTGCGGATACTGTTTCGAAGTTATTGTCTGGAGCAAATGCTCTTGCAAAAGATAATGGCATATCGGTAAATTTCAATAACTCCAAGAGTAAAGGTCAAAACACTCTTACTGGGAAAATGAAAGAGCTTGATCTTATCGGATTTAGAGACGCCAAGATTAATATGTATGATATTGATTATTGTATGGGAATGCAGCAGGTTGCAAATATTAGTTGTAAAGCACAAGTAGATCAGATTGGATTTGACGAAAATGTTATGAATGAAATTTCTAACATTCGTAGAGAGCTTGTTGATAGTCTTCAAAAAGAAAGAGATAAGGCCGTTGAAAGAGCCAGACTACTACTTGTAGAAAACAAAGATTTGAAAGATTTCTTAAGAGATAAAGGATTAATAGATGAGTTTGGGCAGGTGGTTGACAGTGAGTGATATCATTTTGACCGAACAACAGATATTAGAAAGCTGTATTGAAGATTGTTTCGAGGGATTCAAAGACCTGTGTAAAGAGCTCGAAGATACCTTTGGAGAATACGGCATTTTTGTAAGACCTAATCTATATGATATGACAACAAAGAAGTATAGAGAAAAAATGGATCTTGCAGAATTTTTACAATGGGGTCGTAGAAACCCGTCTCGTTTTATAGAAGAGGTTTTTAATGTTCAGTTAATGGACTACCAAAGATATTTAATTGATAGCTCATGGAATAAGCCTTTTGTAGTATGGGCCATGAGTAGAAATGGCGGTAAGAGTTTGCTTGCCGCTTTGTTTATTATGGCTAAGATGTTGCTGATACCTGGCTTTAAGGCTTATATATTGGCCGGTGTTGGTTCACAGTCAATTGAGTTGTTTACCAAGATGGAGCAATTTGCTATGAAGAATATTGCATCGTTTACTAATCTAAACGACGTTTTCCAGAGCAATGTTGTTAAATCTCAGGCCAATTCAACTGGATGGGTGCATAATCCTGCATCTTATACTGTGAGAACCTATGGCGGATCTCAGTGTTTTACGTTGAATGGCGCTTTTGATAATAACCGCTCTAAGCGTTCGAATCTTAATGTTTATGATGAGGCCATGAATGCTGCAGATGAATTATTCCATACATCTGAACCATTTACAACACAGAACTCAGAATTTAAAATGGGTAAGGATTATAACGCCGAAGATATTTTGGCAGAACCGAGTCCATTCCCTAACCAGCTTCTATACTGTTCTTCTGCTGGTCGAACTGATCAGTATTTCTTTAAAAAGTATAGAGAGTTTTCAATTCGTATGTTTGCCGGAGATAAGAGATATTTTTGTGCAGATATATCTTGCGATGTAATTATTAATGCGACAGTTCACAATAAGTTGTGGCCCGTTCCTCTTCTGACCCAGGAAAAGGTTGACCAAGCTATGCGTGAAGATAAAGAAGCCGCATTAAGAGAATATAAAAATATTTTTACATCTGAAGGTGGAGATGGACAGATTATAAAGCGTGCAGATATTATT